AACTTTTTCTACTTTTCCAAACAAACCTTCAAGAACTAAACGATGAGTTTGAGTTCCGTCAAGTGTGCCTGTAAATCCAAAACGATAAGGACATACATCAAGTTTTTCCATAATGTTTGTTAATGACTTTGCTTTGAATGTATGTGCTTCATCTCCAAATACACATTGATATTGTTCAAAGTATTTTTTAGGAAGTTTGTAAAGTGATTGCCATGTGGATATTACTACAGGTTTATCTGTTTGTTTGTCATGACCTGAATAAACTTTATGTATATTTTTATCGTTCCAACCATATGATATAAAATCACTTGTCATTTGTTCTACAAGAGATGTTGTTGGAACTAATACTAATATTTTTTTGTTCATCATTCTATAATAACGAACTAAACAATAAATGATAAATGACTTACCTGATGCAGTTGGTGATAAAAATAATCTTCTTGATTTTTCAATCGCAGTGCATATCGCATCAAACTGATAATCTCTTGCCTCAAAAGGTATCTTCAAAGACTTAACAAAACCATTTACATCATTTACATTTATAGTCTTCTCATCTTTTACATTATCGTGTAAAACATATTCTAATTGATTGTTTTTAAAAAAATCTTCAAGATATGAAAGCAATCCTACATAAATTTTATTTGTTTTTTGTGAGAATAATCTAATCTTACCATCCCACATTCTATTACGATATGCAGGCATGAATCTTGCACCCGGTACTTCAAACTCAAAGAATGAACTCAACTCTCTTGATACATGTGGTTCACATTCTACTTGGAGGTAGATATCATTTAATTTATGTACAAAGATCATATTTTTTTTAGTGCAATAAGATTGTTTTGTCTTTTATGAACAAGAGCATATTCGAAATCATATATCCATGAATCAACGAACTGACTTACTTCTTTTAAGTCATAATCATGATATAAAATTAACCCGTCATCAGTTACGTTTGACCAGAATGACATTGTGTCTTTTCTTACTGCATCAAAGTGATGATCGCCATCGATTAGTAATAATCCAAACTCTTTTCGTAATACTGTTTTATGTGAATTTGCTTGAACAAAATTTAATCTTTCTTGATAATCTTGTGGAATATAATCGTAGTAATTCTCAAGTTTGTTTTTAATATCGATTGACCAAACTTGTCTATCTGTATCTTTTGTGGCATCTAAAAATGCAAAAGTAGAACCACCCATACCTATTTCAAGTATGTCACCTTCAGTTTGTTCAACCATTTCATAGAGGAAGTCAACCTCCTCATTTCTCATTTGTTGAACTTTACTAAACCATTCCGGCTTCGAATTTTTTCCATTCGATAGCATTCTTAATATCCCACCCTCTTGATTGAATAGATTTTAAAACATAATCAATATATTTTGTTGTTGTCTCTAAATAAATTATTTTATTTTCAGAATCAATAATATCTTTATCTGATTCTATGTAGATATGTAAATCATTTTTTAATACTTTGAGATCAAATGGTTTTGTTACATACACTTTTGCATCTGCCTTTCCACCATAGTATTCCCACTTTTCTCTATACAAAACTTTGTACTCACCTTTTGCCTTTGCAAGTAAAAAATCAAAATTAGTTTTGTAATCTATGAACTTTGCGTACAGTTCTTGGTTTCTTAATGACTCCGTATCTAAATGATCTTTATCTACAGGTAATTCTTTTGCTACTATTTTTTTAAGTTCATCTAAGGTCATAACGATATCCTAACATAATATTATGTAAAAGTCAATTATAATGTGATTATTTCATAATATTTATATGTAAATTCTGAAGTTGCTTTTATGTAAGTAACATCAGTTTCTTCTTGTGTAAATTCTAAAGCTGATAGAGTTGTAGGATATAAATCCTCAAACCTAACTTCAACTAAAGGATTATTTTTGTTTGATAGTATTGTTAATGTTGCATCTGAAAACATTGGATTAGCAGGTGTTTGCAGTTGCACTTTACCAATATCATTTGTAGTATCTTTTCTTGTTGTATTCGATGTATTTGATGTTGTGCTTCTATGTGTTGCGAATTGTTGTCTAGATTTAGGAAATCCAATCGCCAGTAACCAATTGTGTAATTCAATATAGTTTTCTAGATTTTCTGATACTTGAAAACCTATTGATAGATTATCAAAAGTAAGTTCATCTCCTTGAACAGGTATTGGTTTGAAAGGTGTTGGAAATATAGTCTCTCCTAAACTAATACCAGGTAGATTGCAGTTTGTAACAAAGAACTCTACTTTTGGAAGTTGAGTGATTGTAAATTTAAACTGTGTAGGACTAACATAGTCCATTGTAGTTGGTTGTCTTGAAACTGTCGCCATGATATTATTTAGTAGAAATAAAAAAGGGGGCCGAAGCCCCCTCTTAATTTTTGTATAGTAAGATTACATTAAGTTTGCGACTTTAACTCTTCTGTAGTATTTGTTAGAGTTAGCATCGATAGAGATCGCACCATCTTGACCAGCAGCTCTTTTACCAGTGTGGAATGGGTTTGCGGCGATACCATATCTTGTCTTAAAGCCAATCTTTGGTTGGAATGTGTTCTCACCAACTGCTCTCACCATTTGTAGTGGAACATATGGGCAGTAGAACATACCAGCATCATAAGGTGATGTACCTTTGTAACCAACAATGTAGTATTGTGAAGCAGATACGTTTGCGGCATATGGATCTACATATACTCTGTATCTACCGTTTAACACACCAGCGAAAGTTGTTGATGTATCATCTACGTTTAAGTTAGTTGATAATGCAGGTGTGTAATCTAGAACACCAGCCATTTGTAAAGCAGAAGCAACGTCAGCAGATGTAATGATGATATTACCTTTACCTCTTCGTGTTTCTTGTCCGATTGCGTTTGCATCTCTTTCAAGACCGAATAGAAGTCCTTTGAACTTTTCAACTGACCAACGACCGTTTGAGTCTGTGTCTAAGTCAAAGATACCTGCGTTTGTTGTGTTTACTTGAGCACCTTTTACAGCTGAGAAGTAGATGTTTCTGATCACTTCTCTGTTGATCTCTGTTAAGATTTCTGCTGATAAAATGTTAGCAAGTTCTGTTTCTGCATCTAAACCATGGATTGCTTTTAAGTCTTGTGCAAGTTCCATTGTGTATTCTGCTTTTAAAGCTCTTGATACGGCAGTCACAGTATGCTTCTCAATTGAGAAAGCCATTTCTGCGAAAGCATCATCGGTTGTA